AGAAATGCTCAATTACAACCTGTTGTTAGTAATGGAGTAATTATTGATGTTATTATTTTAAATAGCGGAAGTGATTATATTTCTGTCCCTGATTTGAGTATTATTGGTAATGGTGCAGGTGCAATTCTTACCCCAATAGTTCAAAATAATAAATTAACTGATGTTAAGATAATATCGGGGGGTGTTGGATATTCTCAAGCATCTACTACAATTAGTGTTCTTTCACCTGGTAAAGGTGTTAAATTAAAATCAAATATTGAAACTTGGAGAATAAATCTTTTCCATAAAGATCCTAATTTTACAAAAGATGATGGATTTATTACTGATGGTAATATAGGATTACAATATACACATTTATATGCACCAAGAAAATTAAGAGAAGTAATTTATTCAGTAGATCAGTCTGGTAGAATATTATATGCTAGACCTGATTTAAGAAGAGTAAACAATAGTGAAATACCATCAGAATTCCATTCTCCTATAATTGGATGGGCATATGACGGTAATCCAATATATGGACCATATGGATATCTTAAAAATGAAGGTGGAACTATTACCCAGATGAAATCTGGTTATTCTTTAGATTTAAAAGAAGGTAGACCTCCTATTTCAATATATCCCGAAGGTTTCTTTATTGAAGATTATACTTATAAAGAGGTTATTGATAATGCTGTTTTAGATAAAAATAATGGAAGATTTTGTATTACTCCAGAATTTCCTAATGGAACTTATGCATATTTTGCAACTATTGATACTTCGGAATCTGCATCTTCAGGACCATTTGACGGATATAAAAAACCAACATTCCCATATTTAATAGGAGAAAATTATAATTCTATCCCTAATAGTTTTAATTCTGATATTACTTCAAATCAAGATCAATTTAATTTTGATGGGTGTTTTAGAAATACTCAACCTTATAATTTGATTAGTACTGAACTTAATTATAAGTATATTTCTATTCCTAATGATTTAAAACAGACTGTAGATATTGTTGGTACTACTCCAGGTACTATTACTAATATTGGAATTCAAACTGGTGGTGTATTATATCAAGTTGGCGATAAAGTAGTATTTGATAACACCAATACGAGTGGTGTGGGTGCTGCTGCTAGAGTATCACATCTTGATGGAAAATCTGTAACTAGTGTTAGTGTTGCAAGTAGTGTAATTACTGGTGTAGAAATATATCCATCTAATATTGATGGGGAATATGAAATCGTATCTTCTTACCCCCATAATTTCTATAATACTGAACTACTTACTGTTAGTGGACTATCTACAACTTCATCCAAAATTGGCGGTACTTATAATATAGGTGTTAGTACTAATACATGGTCATTAACAGGAACTGGTACGACTACAATAGGAATTGGTACAGCAGGTGCAACAGGAATAGTTACTTTCCTAAATGTTGCTGGTAATTTGCATAAGGACGGAATCAAAAGTAATGATATTCTTGGAATTGGTACAGAAAAAGTAAAAGTTTTAAATGTTGAACCTTTATATTCTAGAATTAGGGTATTGAGACAAATAGACGGTACTGTAGGAGCATCTCATAGTGTAACGACAGTTCTTTATGAGCAACCAAGAAGATTTACTATTAATGCAGGATTTAATACAACTTACGATTATAAAGTTAACAATGAACTTTATTTCAATCCTATTCATAGTGTTGGATTAGGGACTCTTACAGGTGTAGGTGTAGGAACTGTTATTGGTCTTAATAATCCAGGTGCAGGTATAAGTGAAATCTTTATTCCTACAAAATCTTTATATATTCCTAATCATGGGTTTGAAACAGGAGATAAACTTACTTATTCTACAAATACTGGTCTTGGAATTTCTATTGCTTATAATTCTGGTGGAGCAGTATCAACCTTACCTTCTACGGTCTATGCTGCTAGGATTAGTCAGGATTTAGTTGGTTTATCAACAGTAAGAGTTGCTCTAGGTTCGACTGGTACCTTTAATGGCGTTGATAGTGCGTTTAAAGCGTCTACAACCCTCTTCTTTACTGGAATTGGTACGAATACCTATCATAGTCTTAAAACCACTTACGAACCCATAACTGGAGAAGTTTCTCAGCATATTGTTACAGTTGCTGCTGCTCAAACTCATGGGTTATCAAATAATGATATAGTTAATGTCTCAGTTAATCCTACTAATACTACAACACATATTGTTAAGTATAACCAGTATAATAGAAGACTTGTAGTTGATCCTAAGACAGTTGTTGCTGCTAATATAAACACAACTAATAATTCATTTACTCTTGATGATCATGGATATTTGACTGGTGATAAAGTTATTCATAATGGAAATGGTTTAAATGATAATGGAATTTTTTATATTGTAAAAGTTGATAATAATACATTTAAATTATCTGAGACATATTACAAGTCCACTCAATTAAAACCAGTTGTTGTTAATATTACAAGTGCTCAAGATGCAACATTTAGTGCTATTAATCCACCATTAAAAGCATATAAAAATTCTACTGTAGAATTTGATTTATCAGATTCATCTCTTTCTTATATTAATCAAGCAACATCTTATGCAGCATTTGAATTTAATTTCTATACTAATAAAGATTTCACAGAATTATGGAATACAAGTAAAACAACTAGAAACTTTGAAGTTCAGAGAACTGGTACTCCTGGTGTAAGTGCAGATGCTAAAGTTAGCTTAAAGGTAGATGAAAATATTCCTGAAATATTATATTACAAATTAGATCCTATTTCAGAAAGTAATTTGCCTGATTTATATAAAAATATTATTATAGATCCTGTAATTACTGGTAGTGAGATTGAATTTAATAATAGTGATTATAATGGAGAATATGTAATTACTTTTGGATCTACTACTTCATTTAAATATTCTATTCCCAATATACCTGAAAAGACTTCATATAATTCAACATCTTCGGATTTAAAATATAATACTACTTCTAAAACTGCTTTTGGTTCTATTAATAAATTTGAAATTGTTAATGAAGGACAAAATTATTATACTCTTCCAGGTATTTCTAGTATTACTTCTAAAATAGGTAAAAATGCTTTAGTTGAAGCAAAGAGTAATACTCTTGGAAGAATTACAAGAACTAAAATTAAAGATATTGGATTTGATTATCCTTCTGATCCTACATTAACACCTAGTGTTAATTTACCACAATTTGTTACTATTAGAGATCTTGGAACTTTAGAATCTGTAGGAGTAACTTCTGTTGGAAAAGGATATGGTATTGCACCAAAATTAATTGTTATTGATGGCGAAACTAACGAAGAAGTACCTGGTGTTGATTTAAAATATACTTTAGGTAATTCTAAGATAGAAATTTTAAATAATAGTACAGGTATGTCTTTATTACCTCCAACTATTCTTCCTATTGAAAATTCAAATGGTGTTGGTATTAGTACTATTTCATATAATCCTAATACTGCTGATGTAACTGTTGAATTAAATGTTGGATTTAGTACTGCAGATACCTTCCCATTTAATGTAAATGATAAGGTGATGGTAGAGAATATAAGTGTTGGAGTTGGTTCAACTGGATTGGGATATAATTCTGTTAATTATAATCATCAGTTATTTACAATTACTGAGACTCATCCGAATATAGGTGGAATAGGAGCAACAGTTACCTATAATATGGGTACTTTAGTTGGTGCTGGTAGTACTATTGGAGAATTTGTACCTGCTAACTCTGCTGGTAGAATTATTCCAGAGAAACATTTCCCTTTATTTGAAACAAAATTATCAACTACCGAATTCTTTGTAGGAGAAGAAGTTAAATCTAATTCTGCGTCTGGTATAGTTGAATCTTGGGATACTAATGATGGTATTTTAAAGATATCTGCAACAGACAATTTTGTAGAAAATGAAGTACTTAAGGGGCAATCTTCAAATACTCAAGGAATTGCATCTTCAGTAACTGTATATGATGCTCATTTTGAAATGGGTGCATTCTCTAAAGTAGAAAAAGGAAATCAAACTGATTCAGGTGTCCTTAATTATAGTATGCAAAGGATTCAGGATAGTTTTTATTATCAGAATTTTGCATATTCATTAAGATCTAAAGTTGATTTTGATACTTGGGATGATCTTGTAAGTAGTACTAATCATACTTTAGGATTTAGAAAATTCTCTGATTATCAATTAGAGACTAATGAAGAAATTAGGGCTACAGTAGGACTATCCACTAATTTAACTTCATTTGAAATTATTAATGATTTAATTGGTTATGGAGATTTAAATTGTGATTATGACTTTGATTTAGTAAAAGAAAACTCATTAACACTAGATTATAAGATAGCATCTGATGAATTAGTCTTTAATAGTAGAGTTCTTACTGATTATTATGAATCTATTGGTAATAGAGTACTTTCAATTGATGATGTTAGTCCCCAATTTAATAGTCATCCTAGAGCAACTGCATTTAGTGTTGCTGGAACCTTTAAATTAGCAGATACTCGTTCTGTAAAATTTATTACCTTTGTAAGAGATAAGAGATTTATTGGACAAAGACAATTAATGGTTGTTGACCTTATTCATGACAGTTCTAATGGATATATGAATCAATATGGTAGAGTTGAGACACAATATGATCAAGGTTCATTTGATTTTGTTATTTCTGGTAATGAGGGACAATTATTATTCTATCCTACTAAGTCTGCAGTTAATGACTATTGGGTCACGGGTCTTTCTTATAATTTGAATGACAATTTCGTTGCTACTGGTGCTACAAGTTTTGGTGGAGTTGCAACTATTGATTCTCAAAGTGTACAAGTAGCATCTGGTACTCCAACTACTATTGTAAGTTTTGCAACTACATACCGTTCTGTTAAATCACTTGTTAATATTACTGCAGATACAGGTCTTCAAAGTAATGAATTTGAAATGGAAGAATTGAATATTATTCATAATGGAACTGATGTTGAGTTAATGGAATTTGGTCAATTAACTACAACACTAACTCCTTGGGCTAATTCTGGTTTTGGAACTTATAGTGCTTATATTGATGGAGGTAATGTAAAGGTTGATTTCCATCCAAATGCAGGAATAGGAACAACTGCAGTGGTTAATACAGTAAATGTTGCTATGGCAGCAGCTGCAACTGGTATTGGAACTGCTGATTTAAAACATGCAAGGATAGAGGCAAGAACTACTGCAATTGCTTCTAATGCAAATCCAACACCTACAGTTATAGCAGATTTCCCAACTCAAGTGGGAGCAACTGATCAAGCATATGATGCTGGATATTTAATACTTCAGGTTACTGATACGACAAATAATAGATATCAGATGTCTGAGTTTATCGTTGTTGATGATTATGTTGAAGAACAGGCAACAGGTAATACTTATGATACTGAGTTTGGTAATGTAGAAACAGTTGTTGGTTTAGGTACTTTTGGATCTAGATTGAATATTAATGCTGGAGCAACTACTAATATTGAAGTTGTATTTACTCCACTACCAAATATTAATGTTACAGTTAATGCTTATACTAATTCATTAAGAATACAGGATGATAATAAGACATCAATGAGTCTTAATGAAGCAGGATCTGTAAATGCATTCTTTAGTGACTATACAGGTACTGATAGAGATATTAAGAGAGCATTTAATTTAACACATAATAACTACGAAATTTTCCAAAGAAGTTTTGAAGGGAATTCAAGTTCTATTGTTAGTGTTGATGCGGATACTATTAGAGTTCCTAATCACTTCTTTGTAAGTGGTGAAAAAATTAAGTATGCACATGCTGGAATAGGTTCTACCCAAGCATTAGAAATTACTAATACTAATTTCCCTGATTTAGGATTCTCTACTACTTTTGTACCTAAAGAATTATATGTTGTTAAGATTGATGCTGATAAGATTAAATTAGCATCTAGTGCTACAAATGCACTTAAGGTAGTTCCTGAAGTACTTGATATTACTAGTGTTGGTATTGGTACTTCTCATAGATTTACTTCAACCAATCAAAATCCAAAAGTTATTGTTGCTTTAGATAATATTCTTCAGTCTCCAATAGTATCTACTGCACAAACTACTGTTCTTGCAGATGAGATATTTACAACTAATGATTTAATTCCGTTTAGTGGTATAACTTCATTCTTTGGAAGTGATTTAATACAGATTGAAGATGAAATAATGAAGATTGAAGGTGTGGGTATTGGTAGTACTAATATGGTAAGAGTGAGAAGAGGATGGTTAGGAACTCCACTTGCTGGATATGGAACAGGAACTTTAATTACTAAAGTGAATGGTAATTATAATATTGTAGATAATACAATCAATTTCTCTGAACCTCCTTATGGTAATATTCCAGAGAGTTCGCCATTAAATCCACCCGATTCTAGGGATTGGGTAGGAATTTCTACAAGTTCTACTTTCCAAGGTAGATCATTCATGCGTAGTGGAGTACCTAATTCACCCAACGAAACTTATTATAAGAATTATATTTTTGACGATATTTCTGCTGGATTTAATGGTATTAATAAAGACTTTATTTTAAAATCAAAAGGTCAGAATGTAACAGGAATTTCTACTGAAAATGGAGTAATTTTAGTTAATGATGTATTCCAAGGACCAGGGGCTGCTTATAATTATACACTTGAAGAAGTATCAGGTATTACTACAATAACCTTTACTGGAGGGGCACTTGATACATCTACTTTAGATAGAGATGCTAATGCAACTCAGCGTCCTCTTGGTGGTACTATAGTATCAGTTGGTTCAACAGAAGGTTGGGGATATCAACCATTAGTTTCTGCTGGAGGAACAGCAATTGTAGGTGTATCAGGAACTATTACATCTATCAGTATTGGTAACACTGGTTCTGGATATAGATCAGGTGTTCAAACGGTAGGAGTATCAATTCAGCAAGAAAATCTTACAAGTATTGATAAAGTTGAGATTGGTACTGCTACTGTTGCTAATGGACATGTAACAGGGGTTGCAGTCACTAATTCTCAAGTATTTTACAAACCAAGGAATATAACCAATGTTGGTTATAGTTCAATTACAGGTATAAGTGAAATTAAGACATTTAACCCACATGGTTTAAATCAGGGTGATGAAGTTAGTCTTTCTGGAATTGCATTTACATGTACATATTCTGGTCCTAAGTCAATTACAGGATTTGCTTATAGTGCATCAACTGGAATTGCAACAGTAACAACATCTGGATCTCAT